GCTACAGCTCGGGAGCCTCTGGGGGAAATTAGCCTTACTCGCCATCGTTGCCCTTCGGTTGATCCTCTGCCTCATTTGTATTAGGTTTTAGTGGTTTTAGTGGGTTGTTGTTTGGTAAGAGTTTTGTAAGGTTTTTGTTTAGTCCTCCTCGTTGGCCTCCTCGCGGGCCTGGAGGATCTCGGCCTTCTTGGCCTTGTTCGCGGCGCGAACCGTGACCATGCGCTCGCGGATGGCCGCCTTGGCCTCCTCCGAGAGCGCCGCGTAGCGCGCCTTCGCCGCCGAGGAGCGCTCCTCCTTCGTCAGCTTCGCCTTAGGCTCGGCCTTCGGCTTGACCACCTTCGCGGGCTTCTCGGCCTTGGGCACCACCGTGCCCGCAACCTTCGCCGCGATCGTGGCGGCCCGCTTGGCCACCATTGCCGCCTTCGCCTCAGCGGTCATGGGGCCCTTCTTGCGGCCGCGCTTGACGCCCTCGGACTCGGAGTCCGACTGCGGGGGCGTGTACACAACGATCGCGGCCAGCTGCTGCGGCCAGATGGTGGCGACGAGGCGCGCCTTCACATCCTCGATCGTGTTGTACTTCGCGGCCATGTCGTCCCACATGGCATCGAGCGCGATCTCGACCTGCTCGCGAGTGCACGTGAGGGAGGAAGACATTTTAGAGTGGAGAGTAGAGTTGGAAGAGTGTGGAGAGTTGGAAGATGTTGGGTGATTATATTGTGATAGCCGCCCAGAGAGAGTATAGTCTGGACTGGACAAATCCATTTTCAACGATTCTCCCTGTGGCCCGCCCCACAGCCAAAAACGGATTCGCAGGCCCTGGGCAAGACAACCTCATCGCTAGAATGTCCGCCTTCCTCACCAACGCTATCCACACCGCGCTTGCCTACATGAACGACACGCCCTCCGTCGCCATCGTGCCTCCGAACGAGGAGGGATGGGAGGTGGCTACCCTGACGTGGACCGATGGTCCCAACGGAGCCGTCAAGCAGTTCAAGTTTGAGATCCTTATCAACAGGGAGGAGGGCCAGACGCTGGCCTGCACCCTGGAGCGCGACAATGTCACCGTCGCGTGGTCTGAGCGCTTCCAGACGGCCCTCTACAATGCCATCGATGGACGCTCGCTGGACACCCACCAGTTGTCCCAGATGCCTCCGCTGGAGGAGATGGAGGACTACTCGGACATGCCCCCGCTGGAGACCTAGATGCGCTCTGGAAGCTTATCTGCAATTACCTTAGTTAACTCAATTTTCCTTTCCTCCTTGACGATACATTCGTGAACCTCGGGGGTTCGACACTTGACGCAGAACTCGACGCCGCAGACGCAAGCAAAGGCAAGGTGGCTCTTCTTTTTGCAGTGTGGACACTTCATGGCGACACTCTCCTCATGCTCTTGTGGGAACTTTCCGTTTCCAAAGACAATGAAGGTCGTGACCTACACAGCGTCGGTTGACCCCGACGTCAAGTTCCCTAATCAAGAGTTCGGTGACCTCGTGCAAATCTACCTATCTGACCCCAACGGATGGGAGGGGCATGGCTATCAGTTCAAGCGTGTGGACCGTAACCCCGCAATTGTGATTCGTCTCTCGACTCCCGCGTCTCTCCGCACGTATGGCTGCGATGACTACCTGTCCTGTGCAGAACTGGGTGGTCGTCGGATGTGGTTGAACTCGTTGCGGTGGTTGCATGGGGCGCGGGGAAGCCAGCAGGACCTGGACAATTACAGACAGTATATGGTCTCGCATGAGATCGGCCACATTTTGGGCTACGATCACGTCAAGTGTCCAGGAATTGGAGAGAATGCACCTGTCATGCTCCAGCAGACGCTAGGGCTTCGCGGGTGTACGCCGAATCTTGATATTACGGAGTGGGACAAACGGTCGAAGGTCTAGCGGCGACGGGTGATGCGACGACGGCTCTTGCGGCCACGACGAGCGCGTGTCCTGCGACGTCCTGCGTTGACTTGGACACGTGCTTCACATGCTCGCTTCTTCGCGACGTCTGTAATGTGCCCACACATCGCCTTCCTTATTTGAGCAGCATGTTTCTGCGCGTCTATATTGGGTGTCATATCTGGACCTTTTAGTTTGTCGGTTGCGGCGTCCATCTCACCGACACTTCCGAGACTGGCGAGTCCACTCATTGTTCTTGTTCAAGATGTTTAGTTGCTGTACGCGAGGCCACCCATGCCACTCATGACGCGGAAGACGTTGTAGTTGATCGCATACAGACGGAACACGAAGGGCGTGCTCTTGGTCGGGAAGCCCGACACGCCACCAGCCTTGACAGAGTCAAAGACGAGGGTCGCCGTGTCGATGCGCGAGAAGTTGCAGGTGCCCGACGGCTGGTGCTCCTCGGGCTGAAGGGCGAAGGAGTAGACGTTGATGGGGTTGACGGTTCCCTGAAGCACCTTGTCCCTGTTCGTCGTCGTGCCGTCCTCAATGACGAACGCATTGAGAAGGGGCATCGCGCCGCCCGTGTGGTGCTGGTAGGGCTGGACCTTCCAGAAATAATCGCCATAGCGTTCATCGAAGCGGTCCTGTCCGTTGAGCTGGATACGGGCGCGGTTGACAATGTCGTCGTAGGCGAACGGCTGCGTGTAGCCGCCAAACGACGTCGTGGCCGTTCCCTGGCTAGTCGCCACGATCGGGTTGCCCGTGTAAAAGTCGCCAGGCAGACCCGACGGCAGCGAGCAGTCCAGGCGGCGAGCGTCCTGGAAGAGCCACACCAGCTCCTTGATGGGGTGGTTCAGCGTGAGGTCCAGGCGGGCCTGGGCGGAGGTGACCGTCTGCGGCAGGGAGTACTGGAGCTGCTCAATCAGGTACTCGTGGGAGTCCTGGGCGAAGCGGCGGCGCTCGTCCGTGTCCAGGTAGATGTAGTCAATGTAGATGGCGGCATCCTTCGGGGGCGGAAGAGCCGACGCAGCGGCCGCGATGCTCGGCCAGTTCTGGCCGCCAGTGTTCGGCGGCGCGCCAGGGAGCCACGTGTTGTACGTCGTCACAAGGTCCGTAGCCTTACGGAACCACACATTGAAGTGCACATCGTGGTACTGGAGGGCAATGAGCGGCAGCGCCAGACCAGGGTTGCGGTTGAACCAGAAGCCGAACGGGATGTAGAGCACCTGCGGGCGGCCATTGCAGACAGTGAGGGTCGTCTTCGTGCCACCAGTAGGACCACCCAGCAACTGATCCGCCTTGCTGACCTGGTTCATCGAGGCCGTCAGGCACTCCCAGAGGTACCACCACTCGCCATAGTGACGGTCAATGATCTGGCCACCAATCTCCACCTCGACCTTCTCCAGCAGGAGGAAGCCGAGACGACGCATACCACCCGGGGTCCAGTAGACGTCCTTGGCCGCACCCGTCGCGGCCGCTGTTGTGTCGGGCAGGGTGACCTCGAGGTACGTGCGGTAGATCAGGTCGGCGTTGCGGTTCACGATGGCCACCACGCGCTGGCCATACTGCGCCGTGCCCGTGAAGTTGACACGCATGGCCTCCATGGCGAAATTGGTGTGACGCTTGTACATGACCTTCCAGAAGGTGATGTGGGGGTTGCCCGTGATGTAGGCATCCTGTGCTCCATAGGCAACGAGCTGAAGAAGACCACCGCCCATTGTGTTTATCTTTTGCGAGGATATATTCTTCTGCGATTGAACAATGAGGGAGCCGCAGGTCGACAGGTTCTGCCGATGCGTGAAGAAGGTCCGCAAGACCCTCAAAGCCCGTCCAGGATCCACACCTGACCAAGGAGCCATTGCTGTCTGCACCAAGTCCGTTCTCCAAACCAAGGGACGGACACTGAAGAAGGTCAATTGCAGCAAACACACCCTCGAGACGCAGCCGATGAAGGCGGGCCGACGCACTCGCAAACAACGAAATCAGACCATCGAGCGGAATGAGACTCACGTCGTATACGTGAAGGACGACACGATCAAGACTCCTGCACAATCCAAGCGGATTATGGGTCTTCCCGTCGGACAGGCGGGGGCCCTGGCGGACATTTGCCGCGTGAATGGAAATGAGACCATCGACGCCAATTACCTGACCAAGGTGCCCCATTCGGCCGCACTGATTCTGTTCTTTGGCAAGAAGCACGAGGTTGACATTCTGCGGGCCAAACACCCACTCGGTAACCTTCCCATCGAGAAGGCCAAGGGATTCGCCATCATCAACCTCGTTGGCGACGACCTTGAAGTGGACGCGCTGTGTGCCCACGAATCCACGCGTGGCAAGGGCGTCGGAGCCAATGCCCTGAAGTTCGTGGAGTCCATGGCGACTCTCAACGGCAAGAAGCGGGTCCTGCTCGATGCCCTTCCCGACGCCGTTCCCTTCTATGTGAAGCAGGGCTACAAGAACACGCGTGACAATATGTATGCCAAGGAGTTGGCCCCGCAAACGGGCGGCAAGTTCAAGTGGATGGGGGCAGACACTCCCGTGTTCAACAATGAAGCGGTGGCTGATTGGAACGGATTCCCAGTGATGTTGAACCCGAACCCCGAGCAGTTCAACGGGTGGATAACCACATACAATCCTGTCGTTCGCATGGTCTCGGAAGGCGACGGCGAACTCGGGGTTCACAAAATACTGAGGAAGATGCTCGACGACACTCCACCCTTCAATCAGCCATTTGTGAAGATGCACTTCAACTTGGTGGTAA